AGTTCACCAAGATTTTGTCCACCTGGAAGTGTTGTGATTTCAGTTCCTCTACCACCTTCTCTTCTAGGTAGCCAGAAATCTTCCATCATAGACATGAACTTTCTATCATCCCTAACTTCACCAGTGTTAGCATCATATACTAACTTATTTCTATAGCGAGACATTACCTCTTTTAGGTATTGTTCTGCTTTTACTTTTGGTAAATTACCAACATCAATATAGAATATTCTTCTTTCTGGTGCTCTTGATAGTCTATAAATTACAAGACTATCCTCAATCATTCTTAATTGATTAAGTGCCTTAATTGATTTGTGAAGATATGAAAGAACACTTCCTCTATTCCTATCTACTAATCCAGAATTAACATATGTAATTGTATCTTTTGCAATCTTAACTCCTTTTTGTCCACCTGCTCCAGAAACCATACCTAATGGATAATTTGGTTTTGGTGTAAAAATGAAATATTCCTCAATATCTGGATAGAAAGTTTTACTATTTTCATCCACTCTACCAAGATCAATCCCTACAGGTTTGTTTTTGTCCTTCTTTTCTTGACGAACAAATTTCATTTTCATAGGATCAATATATCTTAACTCCTTAATTCCTTCTTCTGGTTTTTTTAAATCAATTACCTTATGATAATATAACCTACCATCAACATACCAATTTCTAAAAATTTCGTGCGATTTTTTATCAAAATCTAATAACTCTTTAATATATTTAAATTCTTCTCTTATTCTCTTCTTAAGAGACTCTCCACAATTTACATTAGATAATTCTATTTCTACAGGAGAATCATACAAATCACTAACTATTGCTTCATTAACAACATCTTCAATAGCATTATCAACTTCGGGATGAATTGCCATTTCCCGATATCTTTTTATTAAATCATGTTCAGTTTTATATACACCTTCAATATCTACAAATTGACCATAAAATCCACTAGAGATGTAATTATCTACACCATCCTGATTATTTGGTGGAATTGGAGAAGCAATAGTTTTTGATTTCTTCTCAGAAGCTTCAATAGAAAAACCAAACAGTTTTGACATTATCTTAGATCTAATATGGATTATTTTAACTATTTATCATAGATATAATCACCGACTTTTATACTTTCTAAAAAATCCTTATGTGAAATGTATTCAAATTCCTTTCTATACTTTTCTATTGAAGTATATTCTAAAGTAGCATTCTCTAAAACTTCTTCTTGTAATTCAGTAGAAAGTGAAAATAAATATTCGGATATTCCTTCTTTATTAATCATATTAAGACCATTTATAATTTGAATTTGACTTTCCGTTGAAAAAACCTTACATATATCAATACTACCTGTAATATCAATATACTCTTCCTTACATTTTTCTTCAAGATCACTAACCCATTCCATTTTATTTGTAGTCATATATTTCCAAAATTTAGAATCAAGTCTATTAGTATTATAATGAAGAGCAATCCATTTAGTCATCTCAATACAAAACTCATAATTAATTTTATTTAAATATTTTCTATTATAACTTAAATTTTTAATAGTTGGATTACAAAAGAGAAAATATTCAATCAAATTCATAATATGCATAATACTGAATGCTTCTAATGGTTCTATAAAACCAGACGTAAGTCCAACAGCCAAACAATTTCCAATCCAAACTTCTTTATAATATCCAGGATTATATTTAATAATTCTATCAGTTTTAATCTCTTCATTATAATTTTCTAATAGCCAAGAATTATAATCCTCCATTGCTTCTTCATCTGATGTAAATTTTGAAGAATACATATAACCAGTCCCATATCTATTTTTAATTGGTATTCTCCAAATCCAACCATTTTTTGTTGCTTCTGCAAGTGTATATGATGGAATTTCTTCAGAATTATTCGGAATCTGATATGGTATTGCACGATCTATAGGAAGTGTATCTGAAATATCTTCCCATTCTGGGTCTAGATGTTTAAAAAGAACTTTATTAAATCCAGATGCATCTATAAAAAAATCTGCTTTTACAACTCCCGAATTCTTACATTTTATACTTTCAATATTTTTACCATCTATATTAACATCTTCTATAATATCATCAATGAAATTAACCTTATCCTTTAACTCATTAAAAAGAAATTCTGAAAACTCTTGACAATCTATATGAAAAGCATATTCCTCTCCAATTGTTTCTGGAGATTTTAATATTAAATTAGTTGCATTATTATTATGAACTCCACCATTATACGGAAGATTATTCACTAGTGAATAAATTATACTATAAGGAGTTGCTGTATATCTATCATCTTCAATCTCATCAAATCCATGAAAATACTCTGTACCAGGAATCCAATTCTTAAAATTAACTCCTAATTTTATTGTGGAATTTGTTCTTTTCAAAAAATCATTTACACTAATACCAACTATATCAGTAATAAAATCTACAATAACTGGAGTAGTACTTTCACCTACTGATATATTTTTACATTTTGAATCATAATAAACGGTTATATTAACATCGTCTTCCCAATAGTTTTTAAAATATGCAGCAGTAATCAATCCAGCAGATCCTGCACCAACAATAACAATATTCTTCATAATACTCAATTTTCTATCTTATATAGACGTAAATAACCCCACCCATAAATGGATGAGGTTATTCTAAGTATTTAAATTTACCTATTAGTTAATTGCAGGCTTAACTGATTCATTGTTGCTCGTAGTTTGAGCAGCAAGAGTCCAGTAAAGAACTTGCATTTCAACTGTAAATTCTTCTATGGTATCTGTTGTATCCATTGATAGAGGAATCTCAGAAATATTAGTTGGGAATACTCCAACAAAATTGTATCTCCTTAAAACTGATCCGTTTCTATCAAGTTGATCAACTGCAGCATCAGCAGTATAATCTGCTGGATTAACCTCACCTGATCCATTAGTTAGTCTACTAATACCATTCATCCATTCTTCAAACGATGTTCTGATCTTAAAGTCAGCATCATTTAGAACTGTAACAGTCCATGTATCGAATGTTCTTTCACCAGCAACTTTAAGTATTCTTCCTCTAAAAGGAACTTCAACTGGAGAAATATTAGATGCTGGTAGAGCAGCAGCTTTTACTAAAAATGGTACATCATCAGAAACACCAGCAGTAGTAATTGTTTGCTCTGCTGCTGTTGGATTATTATCATTCGACATGAATGATAATGTTTGTCCTGTACCATTTGGGAAGTTTAATGTAACTTCAAACAGATTAGGTCTTACACCACCACCAACTAGGGTGGATTTAAATTGTGAAATAGTTCTTAGTGCCATTGGATTTTTACCTCTTTAAATTAAACGTTGCCAATAATTTCTGAGAATGACACGCCAGATCTGGTTGCCACAAAGGTTAGTCCAATGAAATTAATCGAACGTGATGGTTTAACAAAGATGTCTGCTATAAATTCATTGGCATCAATGATAGCAGCAGTGTTATTTGATTCATCACATATTAGTCTGAAATCTTGAATACCACGCTTTGCCTGTATATCCCGAAGGAAAGGTTCAACAGCATTCACAAACGAATTTCTAGTTAGAGCATCGTTGAATTCAAACATCACATCTTTTGCAGCAGCAGAAATAGAATTTTCAAGGTAGATAAACAATCTACGAATATTAATTCTATCAAAAGCAGATGCTTTAGCAAGTCCAGTCTTATCACCGAATAGAACAATTCCTGCTCCTGGTGAGAATATTACTGGGTTAATTCTATTAGAATATAATGTATCTCTTTGTCCTTTAGTTGGATTAAATGCCAGTTTAACTGCATTTAATATTGCTCCTCTACTAGTTCCAGCAGGTGAGAACCAAGGGAAGTTAGTAGTGTCATTTCTGGCACAAGTACCAGCAATATCACCATTTAAAGGAACATATCTAAATGTATCAGAGAATCTATCGTACATATACTTGTATCCACTATCGAATACTGCATATGAGGATGAAGGAACTGATGCATAGAAATTAACTAAATTTGTAGTAATATCAGATCCACTCTTAACTGCATATTCTCCAGCAGATGCTTCTGTAAGTTGAGAACCTCTATTAGGAGATACAAATGCAATTGAATCTTTTCTAATTTCAGCAACTGAAATTAATTTACTTGCAAGTGCTTGTGTGTCTTCTAAAGATAAAGATCCACCACCTTGAAGTAAGAAATCAACTTCATATTCTTCACTATTTGCAAAGATATCATAACCTAATGAAAGATCGCCAACTGTTGCAGCAAGTGATCCAGTAGCAGTAAGATCTTCATTACCATCATAATTTTTACCACTTCCTAATGTAAGAGTTGGTGATCCAACACCTGCAAATTTAATATCTTTTGCTGGTTGATCCCACTGGTTATCAGTTTCTTGAGTATATCCACTACTGAAAGCAGAAACAGTACTAACACCTGTAGGTTGAACACCTGCGAAAATATATTCTGAATTTTCACCAATATACTTTCTCCAATAAGAAGGTGCTCCTACTGAATATTCAGCATCAGTTGCTTTAGAAAGATTTGTATGCTTCTCAAGAATTGTACCAGCATTTCCAGTAACTTCACCTAGATCATCAATAACAACAACATGAACTTCATCAAATCTACTGTTTTTTCCTACAGCATGTGAGGAAGTTTCTGGTCTATCTGCAAGAGTATTCCAACTAATAGTACTATTAGTAAGAGTAATCTTTTGTTGATCGTACCAATCTAATGTACTAGTATAAGTTGTTGAAGAAGTAGAAACTGTTCCACCATAAGGAACAAATCCAACATTTTTAGTATTCTTAAATGCATTAAGTCCACCCTGTTGATAATCAACTTCGGTTTCTGTACCTGCAGCATCTACTTGGGAAAGAACTTTAACACCAATTGATCCAGTACCTACCTCAGTGATAATTCCTTTCAAATATGTTCCATTCGGTACTGCTGATGTTGCTCCAGCAGAAACTAACACTTCACCTTGAAGACTTTGGGTAACTCCCATACCAACAGCAAATGATGTTGGTCCTCCAGCATGTGTTGCGATTCCACTAAGAGTTTGATCTGCTAAACCATCAACTACTGCAACCTTAATTCCGTTTGCCCAAGATCCTGGGCTTCTTGCAGCAATAGGTACTCCCGAAAGTGTATTTTCATCATATCCATTATTTAAATAGTCTTGATAACTCTTTAGTAATACTTCAGTTGATCCAGATCTTGCGTTTTTAAGTGAAGTATCACTAGATCTTACAACCTGTAATGATCCACCATATGCTAAGTAAGAAGATGCAACCATCCAAGCTTCATATTGCTTATCTGTAGGATGAGGATTACCAAAATTATCTAAAAGATCCTGTTCGTTATTTACCAGTACAGGTTCGTTAACTGGTCCTTTCTCAAATGGTCCAACAATTGCTCCAACTGCGTCGGAAGTAGGATCCACTCTTCCTGTAGTCAGATCAACTTCCTTTACCAGAATTCCAGGAGATGCTAAATTTAGTGGCATCTTTTTACTCTCCGAGTCTCAGATTATTCTGAAATTATTTATTAAAATATCTTTTTACATGCACTTTTTTCACATATAGTCCCACATGTAAGAACGATCTCCATATTCATCTGTATACCATCTTTCTCCACTTTGATCTACAAAAGAAGATTCGTCTGAAACTCCATCTGATATAAATCCAAACGGTGCCATATCCTGTTCTATTTCATTTTTTCTTTCATCATACAACCTTTTACGAATATCATTATCAGTCATTTCTTTAAAGTAATCTTGTGCTACTAACCAAGCAAATAATACTAAACACATAGCAAGGTCATCATTACACCCTTCTTCTGCCTCAAATGAATTATGTTTTTGGGTAAATGTTGTTAATTCGGATATGATATCATAATCACATGTTGTTAATTTATCATCCTCTATTAAAGTTTTTAAATTACTACAACCTAACTTTTTAACTGCAGCAGTTGTTCTAACACCAAGTTGAGATTTTTTACCACTAAATCCAGATCCAGCTATTTGTCCACTACGTCCCCTCATTGAACACATAAGAAGATTTTCATATTCAAGATCAAATTGAAGAATACCTGCTACTTGATCTCCTATATCATTAACTTCTATTAAAAGATAAGCTTGATTATAACCTCTTGCTACATCATATATGATATTGGGAAATAACATAGGTTTAATTTCATTATTCCTATACTTAGCAACTACCTTATAAGGAAACTCTGTAATATCAAATACTATAAATGCAGAATAATCATTACCCAATCCTCTGGCAACATCAACTGTAATTAGATAATTATGATTCTTTTTAGCATTTTCGTAGATATCAAGTCCAGCATTCTTTTTTAATGGTTCTTCATATACTAAATTTCTAAGTTTTGCTGGACTAATAAGAGTATTAACAGAACCTAAAAATTCACATTCAAACTCAATCTTAAATTGTTCTTCAGAAGTATTAGCAATTGTTTGTTCTTTCCACGCTTCATCTCTACCAGGAACTTCAGACCAATGAACATCAGTTGGTATATAATCATTTTTACTTCTTTCTGAATCATGCCACATTCGGTAAAAATGATTCATACCTCTTGGGGTTGAAACAATAATTACTTTAGTACTTTGTCCAGACGTAATAGTAGGATAAACACTGGCAAAGAAGTCATCAGCAATGTGATTCGGGATGAAAGCGAACTCGTCAAGAAAGATGACATTATAGGATCCACCTCGGACAGCAGATGAAGACGTAGAGTTAGCAGAAATTTTTGATCCATTTTCTAATTCAAGAGAACCTTTGTTCCAACTAATGATACCTTGTTGCATCCATGTGGGTAAATTTTCATATGCTAATTGTAATCTTCCTAATAAATCTCTTGCTGTAGATGCTTTGTTTGCCAAAATTGCAATATTAACATTATCATTAAATACTGCATAATGTAATAGATAAGAAACACAAGTAGTAGACTTACCCGTTTGCCTTGGCATTTTACAGATGTTAAACCTGTTTGTATGGAAATTGTGGATTAACTTTTCTTGAAAATCATAAAGATTAAATGGTACAAGACCTTCATCCAAAGAAACGATTTTTATATAATTTCTTGCAAAATAAACAGGATCTTCCTTACATCTAAGAAACTCAACAATTTGTTCCTCAGTAAATTCAATAGGTGTATTCGCTTTTTTTAAATTGGGATTACCAAGATAAACATCATTTTGATTCATAAAATTAAATTAATTCCTTCCACCTAACAGAAGATTCTGGGGATTTCATTGGTTCTGGTTTTATTATATCAATAACACTAGCAAACTCTTGTCCATCAGAATTATTAATTCTTACAGTATCTTTTTCAATAGAATCAAATATCCTATCACCAACTTTTATATTATTTTCAATAAACCAATCTCTATTTACTTCTAATGCATATAGAACTTCTGATTCAGAATAAACTGGATTTAAATTATGTGGTTCCAATTTTTTAATACTTTCTATTATACCATCTTTGTTAATAAATGCAATATCAAGAGGTATACTAGTATTTTTCATATGAAAAGACTTTTCACTAACTTCATTAAAAATAAAAAGCATACCACTATCTTTATCCAATTTTTCCCTGAACATCAATCCCATATTAAAATCTCTTGGATTAGATGGTATTTCCAAATTTAATGGAAGATTAATTGACTCTCCTAATCCTCCACCACCATTGCCACCGTTACCGTTACCGTTCCCACCATTACCATTGCCAGAATGGCCATTACCACTTCCATTACCGTTATTGGACCCATTTTTCTTTTCCTCCTCATCTTGCTCAAGATATCCTCTTCTACCTACATGATATCCATGAGGTATTTTTTTACATTTCTTATCAGTATAGCACCAATATTTACCAGCTGGGCATTTTTTCGCAGAGGATTCTGTTAAAAAATTTCTAAAAGTTTTAGACATTGATATTCTACTTATTATCTTTATTTAGAAATCCCTGTTTAAGAACCTTAGATAATTCTGAAGTTGATCCAACAAATAATGCATTATTAGTTACATTAGTAGTTGGTTTTTGTTTTTCTTCGTCTACTTCTTTTACTTTCTTTTGAAGTTCCATTAATTTATCAGTTGTATCAGCAACTGACTTAATTATTTGTCCTGCAACTTCATATGCTCTTGGACTTGCACTTTCACCTGCAAGTTCCATTATACCATTGAGAGATTCTTGCCCTTTCTCAATTAATGAATATAAATTAGCACGAGTATATTGATAATCCTTTTCAATATCATCAGAAGACTTACTAATTGGTTGAGATTCAACTTCAACCAAATCAGTTTCAGTTCCTAATACTTTATTAATACTAGCAAATTTATCAGGCATAACAACATTTAAATATCGGTTTGTCTAGCTGGAGCAAAATCTCCACCATCTTGGAAGAATGAAGAAGTTTCATTAAATCCAAAATCATCACCTGGAGCAATTAATACATCATCAGCTGTGCTAAGAACACTAATCTTAGTTCCAGTAATATGCTCTGCAGCAATAGTACTACTATATGCTCTATTAACTGTAATTTGATTGCTAGTTTTCTTAGTAATCTTCATAATTTCACTATCAATAATAATTCTAGTACCAGTACTAAATGTTGAAGTATCGTTAACATTAATTAATGTTTCATCAAGTGAAACATTTTCAGTAATAACAGATCCTGAAACTGTGGCATCATTATCATAATCTTTTCTTGCTCTAGGTGTAGCAACATATCTCATTTCTCTCTTCGCACGAACAGTATCAGTACTACCATAGTAATCAACCTGAACCTTACGAATTAATCCATCTGTAGATTCTGCAATAGGTCCGAATAGATATGATTTTGCAGTAAATTGTAAAGTATAAATTAATGCTCTTCTTGTAGAATAATCACCTTCATAATCATCTGTAAAATCCATAGAATCTAAAACTATTGGAATATCTCTTTTTTCTCCAATAGAATCAACTAATTCAACAGTTACATTAAATGCTGGTTGAAAATATGGTAATATCTGTTCTAATATTTGTAATGCATCATCATTTAATTTACACATAATATTCAATTCAAATCCTATATTATAAGGAACAGGCATAAAAACTTTTTTTACCCTATTATCATCATCTACAGCTTTAAATGTTTGAGTTAATGATACCTTTCTTGATGGATCATAGGAAATTCTATTCATTTCAAATGACATTCTTGGTAATGTAATTTGAACTGCTCTATTTAAATCTGGATTTTGTTCTAATCTTGCTAAAAACTTTTGTGCTGGACCATATGCTAATGGAACTTTCATTTCTCCAACAGTTCCATCATTAGCATCTGTATGTCTAATATAGATCTGGTTAAACAAAGTTCCAAATGAAACAAGTGTTTTACGAATAATTGAATGATAATAGTATTGTCCTAACATTTTTTAATATGTTCCAAATGGATTTGATTGTGTAAAATCTAACAGAAGATCTGCTTCTGTTTCAATTTCATCACCTTGATTGTACTCATCATATATATCAGTATCGTCAAATGTATCTGTAGCATAAGTAGCAGATGATGCAGAACCAACTACTAATTCTCCTGGAGAGAAATCTAATCCATTAAGTATATCAATCTTTAATGTACCAGTATCTGCATTCCAATTCTTAACTCTAGCTCTTGCTCCAGAAGTAGATCCAACAACTTCTTCATTAAATTGATATGTTCCTATTCCTGTTATTAATGGTGGATCTGCAATTGTTACGGTTGGAACTTGAGTATATCCAACACCTGGATTAACTACTCTTACTGCATTAACAATATTTCCATTAGTTATTGTTGCGATAGCTGTTGCATTAGTAAGCACGTTTGTAGATGTCTTAATTCCAGCACTATTATCTATAGTTACTGATGGTACTGCAGTATTTGTATATCCAAAACCAGCATTTGTTATAGTTATTGTAGTAACAATTCCAGCAGTTACAGATGCAATACCAACAGCAGTAGTACCTACTCCAACACCAACACTAGGTGGATTTGCAATCGTTACGGATGGAGTATCAATATAATTTACACCACCAGTTGAAAGAGTTATTGCTGTAATAGTTCCTGTTTCAGAAACAGTAGCAGTTGCAGCTGCTCCAGCAGTTGGATTTCCAATAGTAACATCTGGTGCAGAAGTATATCCACTTCCACCATCAGTAACTGTTATTGCAACAACACCCTTAGTATCTGATGATTCTATTGAACAAGTTGCTGCAGCACCAGTACCAACATCACTAGTAAAGTATATCTGAGGAGTTGTTGTATATCCATATCCAGCATTAGTCATCTGAATAGATTTTAAAGAAGTTATACCTCCTCTAGTTGTAAGAATACCAATAGCAGTAGCAGTACCACCACTAGCTGGAGAATCATCAAATTTTATTATAGGTGGAGATGTATATCCATTACCATCATTATTCAAGAATATTTCTCTTACATATTTTGAATTAATAAGTGCAGATGCAGATGCAGTTTGACCAGATCCAACAAGTTTAAGAGTAGTAATATAACCCTCTTCTTCAACTTGAGTGTCAATTACATCAACACCAGTATCAATAACCTCATCCTCATATTCAAATAATTCACACTTAAGTAAATATACGTAATTTTTTCCTAACTGATAAAATGGATCTTCATGCTCAACAAATTTTACTTCAAATAATCTTTGTCCTAATGGAAAATATACAAGATCTCCTTCTCTAGGTCTATTTGATAATACTATTTCACTATCTGTTTCTGATTCAAGAAATGGTGTAATAAAATCCTCATATCTTTCTCTTGATATTGTAAGAGTTAATTCATCCTTTATAGACAAACCAAATTTGGACATAACATCACCCTGTCCAGAATAACCCTCATACGTATTTACATATGCTTCTAAAGTATAAGAATCATCAAATTTTGAAGACTCTATTTCACGAAATATTGAATCTCTATTAACAACTTTTCTGGGTAGATATGTAACATCTACACCATACATTTTTAATTGCTCATTAATCAATTCCTGAACAAGTCTTTGTTCAGATTGAGATCCTTGAAGAAAAAAGGGATTTAATGCCATTATCCCACAAAGTCATAAGGTGGAAGTTCATATTCAAGAGTCATTCTCTGCTTAATATCTTCTATTTCTCTTTCAGCATCATCATATATTTCCCTACCATTAAGTTCAATACCACCAGGAAGTTTAACTCCTTTAAATTTAATAAGATTTTGACCCCATTGCCTTTTTATAGTTGCAGTAAGATATTTTTTAAGGAAACTATCATTATATACTTGTGTGAATGAATTTGGATCTAATGCTCTATAACAATCCAATATTAAGTAATTACCAGCAACCTCACTTCCCCAATTCATATCCAAATATAATCTATCTTGTCTTTTATTAAATCTAATTTGTTTATCTGTAGTTAAAAGAAAATCTATATCCTCAAGATAACTTTTAACCATAGCATATTGTAATAATTCAACTGAATTAAACCAATACAAATCATTTAAAAATAATTGATATTTAATACTAAACATTCCACCAGAAATTGAACTAGTATCAAATTTAAATATTTTTTCTATACCTATTACTGACTCTGGAACTTGAATAAAATTTGAATTTTCATACCAAGTATGTGTAACTGGAGTAGAAGAAGTAGAAGTAGCAGCAGTACCAACAACACCAGTTCCACTTGATCCTGTTGCTTTTCCTCTATCAATATCATTTTGAGTTAGTTGATATTTCAAATACATTCTTTCAACACCATCAAAATGACGTTCATTGAATAATTGAATAGCATCATCAACTAGATCATCTAATTGATCATCATCTACATTTATTTCTAATACTGGTGCTCCTAAACGTCTTAAACAAAAATCTATTAATCCTTGACGTGTCGATGGTTTTGCCATTAATCAACCTCTGATTCTGTATAATCTGATTTAGATTTTCCTACTACTGTAGGTGGTCCCTTTTTATCCATTAGTTGCATTAATAGATTTTCTCTTTCAGTTTCAAAATCTTTAGTTAAAGATTCTAATTTGGCCTCTAATAAAATATTTTGATTTGTTAGTGTTGCTATTTTTTGATTATAGACACGAACTAAAACATTCACATCAACTTGTTCATTACTATTCATAACTTAATTTCCTCAGAAACTTCCTCCGTCTATTGTGGTAGTCCACATAGGCTTGTCACTATATGTAGTTGAGACATTTGAAGGTGTTCTTCCAGTGGTAGCATTATTTTCAAAAATAACATTAGATGTATTAAATGTACCATTAACACCTATTAGAGTTACCTGATTACTAGATGATGTAGTAGTTTTCACCATACCATATATGTTTGCATTTGCAGCTGGTTGAGTTACATATTTTCCAGCAGTAAAACTATGAGTACTATCTAAAGTAAGTACTATTTCAGTTACAGCAGTCAGAACATGACTTGAAGTTGTTGTTGCATTACCTGGAGTATCAGTGGAAGTCTGTAATCCATTTGAATCAAAGTATACAACACCATGAGTAGATGAATCAGCATCCTGATAGTAGATACCTTTAACATCAAGATAACCTCTAGTACCACTTACAGTACTATTTGTAATCGTAGCATCTGGAATATATGTCCAAGCAGTTGCAGGAGCACTACTTGCAGCATTTGAATCTGTATCAATATATCCAAAGAATCCTATTTTATTATTTGCAGCACCAGAACTGGTATTATAATTGAAAGAAATACCACGATCAGTATTAGTATCATATGCATGTGTAACAGTAATCTGTGAAGTAGTACTAATACCAGCAGTTGTTACACCATCAATATATACTGTTGAAATACCAGATGCACTAACATATGAATGAACAGTTGTTGTTCCTGCTCCAGGAAGACCTGTTGCAGTCAAAGTATCACCAGTATTAATTCCTACAATAGAATCTAAAGTAATTACAGAGCTACCTGAACCAACATTTGTATTAACAACAGTCCTTACACTTGTAACATCACCTAACTTAAAGATAGATTCATTAGATGAAACTTCTGTTGAGTTAACAGTAGTTTGAGTACCATCAACCTGCAAATCACCTTTTATGATAACAGTACCTTCATTACTCAATCCATCAGGATATGGGTCAATGAATAATTGATTTCCTCCACCAGCTCTTGTTGAAATTACATTAGAAGAAATACCAACATTATCAAAATAGAAGCCACCGCCTCCACCTTCAAATTCAACAGGAACATTAAATCTCCAACCTGCACCAGTTACCTGAACAAGATCAGTTCCATCTTCATCATATTCAATTTTTCCATCTTTACTTGTACCAAAAGTTAGAAATTGATCATCTGGAATAACAACTTCACCACTTCCATTTGTTTGTAATATAATATCACCATCAGTATTGTTAGATGAAATTGTATTTGCATCTAAAGTTAAATTATCAACTGACCATTGGTCAACTCTAGGTAAATTATTAACAAGACCTCCACCACCAGGATTACCAGAAGAATTCCTATCCATAATAGGAACAAATCCATTCGTTGCAACAGATGCATTAGCACCAGCAGCAACTACACCAACCGCATTAGATAATAAATCAGTATAATATTTACCACCAACTTCTACAGGGTTGTCACTAGCATTACCAACAAAGAGTCTTTCACCTTTATTTGCCTGAGTACCTGCACCAATAGTTACACCTAATTCACCATATTTTAAACCAGATGAACCAGGGGCAGATGTCCCAGTCGATCTTTTAATTCTTACAATACTTGCCATGGCTTACCAATTTCCTCCATTGATGTCTAAATTTTGTGTACTTCCAGGGGTTAAATCTAATGTAGCATCCCACTTACTAGTAGATGCATTATATACAAGAACCATTCCATTCTGTAAACCACTACTCACATCAACATCGCTCATAGCAGACATAGTTGAAGACGAATCTCCAGAAAATGCAGTAACTACTTTGACTGCATTTTGTTGACCTACTCTCGTAGGTTGATTAACTTTTACTTTAATATCTGGCATTAGACTAAATTCTAATTAGTCAGGATCTAAAATATATTTATACTTACTATATCCTAAGTCGGATTTACCAATTCTTTCAGTAAATTTTTAATCTCTTGAATATCGGATTTAATCTTATCCAATTCATCTTTTTCAGATTGTTTCTTATTTTTCATAACCATATAGTTATTATATTCAGAAACATTGGTATTAATTATTGCACCAGATTCTTCATCTCTGAATAAACCCTTATGACCCTTTACTGGAATCATTATGCTAAAGCAATTGCTCTTAAATCTTTTATTCTTGGTGAATATGCCTCATTAGTACCATTCATAACAATCTTAATTTGGAATGCACTAAATTGATCCAAATCATTAATACTATATTGATACTCTAGGAATTCATTATCTAAACTAGGTCTTACATCTACATCAGAAGATCCATCACCAATAAGATATTGTGGTAGTCCACCATTCACTACAGAAGTAACACGTTTATCACCAATACCATCCCCATCACTATCTACTAAATTATCAAATCCTGGGAACAATTGATAAACCTGATCAATTTCACCTGAACCACTAGAATATAACTTATAAAGAACTCTAATATCACTAGAAGAATGTCTATATGCATTAAATAAAACTCTAAGTGAAGTGGCTGATTGTGATAGATTAATTTTATTAGATATGTAAACAGAAGAATGTGGATCTCCAGTAGTTACATTAGATCTTGAATCGTTAGCATAATCTGTAATTGGTTTATTTAATCTATTCCTATTAAATACAAATGTAGCTGCTTCTGATAAATCAATAACAGGAGAAACATTACTATTATTTGTCTCCATTTTAACTCCAAGAGTTAAAGATTTACTCCTTGGTAAAGAAGAAATTTTATTAGTTTCATTAATTCTAGATGCAACTATTCTTGGTGTATTAAATGTGTTAAGTTCATTTAAAGATACAGATTCAAATCCTTGATCTATAAAGGAAACTTCAGACCCATCACTACTTGTACCAGAAATTGTTCTCAAAGTAGAAGAAATATTTGTACCTTCAGGAACTATAGTGTTAAATTGAGGAATAATCTCATTAAACTGAATATTTTTACTTGCAGTAGTATCAGATCCACCCAAATCCCTTTCATCTACAAAACTAATCATGTCTGCATTAGTAGATCTATTTGCATATTCTACTCCCGATGCTCTATCAAATTCTAAATGATAACTATCAATATCTCTTAGATTCTTTAATGTAGCATCTGAAGGTAAATTATGAGACTTATTAATTCGTGTTAAAGAAACACCATTCAATTCATACTTATAAATTAAATCATCACTGGCATGGTTTCTAGTAACAGATTGATTTACTCCTCTATTCAATATAGTAAGATTACCAGCATTAACTGCTGAATATGAAATAATTTCATCATTAACAATTGCATATCCAGTATTTGCTGCAGCAACTTTTTTACCTTCAAAGAAATCAAATCCTGCTGTACTTGCAACTGATATTGTTGTATTTGATGGTACTATACTTGAGGTTAATTTAACAGATTCACTGGTTGGATGAATACCACCAATACTAACAATATTAGTACTATATTGCATTCCATGATCATACTGTTTAATTTGGAAAATATTACCCTCATGTAACTTGTCTATAGTATTAGATTCTTCTCTAGTAATAGTTCCACCTATAGATACCCAAGATGATCCATTATAAACATGTATCGTATCATCTTTATCAAACTTCTGCCCTTGAACATCTGTTAAAAATATTGTGTCAATAGTAGGTGCAGTTCTAACAGATAATGTTCCATGCATTCCTCTAGCCATAACACTAGTAGATAATCCTAATAAATCACCTGCTCTGTATGCATTACCAGTATTTGCTATTGATACTTGTGATATTTTACTACCAGAAACAGTAACTATACCTGTAGCATTTTCACCAAAACTATTTAAATTATAAAGAGGAACAGTAAATGTACCATTTGAATATCCAATACCTGCATTTACTATTTCAAGATCACCAATATTTCCACCTAAAAACTCAACAGTTCCTCTTACAAATGAAGCATTAGAAGCAGAACTTTTATTTGCAACCGCAGATCCTTCATTAAGAATATAATTTAATGGTAATAATTTTGGTGAAGTTGTAATTCCAACCTTTATTTTTCTTGGTAAAACTTTAACTGGATTTTTATTTAATGATGGTATATTTGAATCTTTAGATTTATAAGTAGAACCTATAGAAATATTAGGATTATGGAAATATGCACTACCAGTGCTTGAAGTGAAGTTTGCTTTATAGAATGTAAACTTCAAATCTTCATTAATACTTGAATTCCAAACTGATCCATTTTGAGGTTTATATAAATTACCTCCAGTATATTGATTTGAATATATTATTTGTTCAGCATTTGGAAATGTTTGTGTAGTAACAGTTGCCTGATTTGACTCTGCTATCCATAATTTATGAGCATCAGACGATGGACATAATATAGAAATAGCATATTGTCTATTTGGTTGCAAATAAAGTGGTGATGGAAACTTAACATTAGTTGCTGTTGCACCATCAGAAGAAGTATTAATTCCTGCAGAAGTAATTTCTGCTCTTGCAAAATTTTGTACTAACTTATTCTTTGGTTTACCGCCAATATCAGATTCTCTAATTTCTACAAATACCTTTTCTGTAGTATCTTTTTCTGCAAAGTAAAGATCAACTCCAGTTAAGAATCCTCCATCATTATCTGTTCTAAATGTTTGAGATAATGGATCTCTTCTAAGAGCATTTAATGGTAATCCAGAAGGTGGTCTTCTAATAACAATACTCTCATTATATACAGAAGAATTTACAATTCCTGAAGAATGGAATGTTTCTTCAGTAAATGTTACTGATGACGAAGAAGAATTTGTGGAACTTGAAGATATCTTAAATGATTTAGATCCAGTATTAAAGGAAATTGGTGGTGCAGGATTAGTTAATGGATTTCTAATAAAGAAAGATCCAACTAAATCACCAACAGAATCTGTAATTAATGTTTGATTTGATACATTCGCTTGTGCTTCACTAGTCTCACCAACCAATATCATACCAGAAGTTACATAACCATAAAATCTACCATCACTATCATCTGCAAGAGAATATGTATCAATGTTTAAAACTACTGAAGATGATGAATATGCATTTAAGTTTAACGATGGGGAATATGGATTTTCTGCATATGTTGATGTTGGATTATTATATGTTCCTGATTTATGATTTGCATTTGCAAGTCTAAATGAAGAAACTTTTTTACCGTTAATATATCCACTAATAGTTTCTCCAGATTGAAAAACACCTGATGACATTGTAACTTTTAAAAGTTTTGGAACAATATCAATAGTTGAATTTCCACCAAAGAATGAATAATATTGAGTTGATGGTTGCAATCCACCTGCTCTAAATTCAACATTCCTTGATCTTAATTTATTATTTGGATTGGAACTAGTAAGTAGATTACCAATATAAGAATTTTCCCACTGACTTTGAGTTTGTGTAATAACTCCTGTTCCATCAGTAATAGTTCTAACCCAGGTATCTGATGATGGAGTTAATTTAACAAATCCATTATAATTAGCAATACCGAATGGATTAATTTGTTGCTTTTTAGTTGCAAAACCTTGAGATAAATTTTCCCATTCAACTTCAGAATAATTTAAAGTAACAAGATCACCAGTTTTCTTAACATTTGAATCTAGTAAATTAAAGTTAGATGAAAAGTCTGCTGAATCAATATCTACACTATTTTCTGGAGCAATTTGAGATTTTAAAGAATATAATGCATTATCTGATTTTAATTCTTCAAGATTTTTATCAACACAAACTTTTGAATCAGGATTTTCAGTATCAATAAAATTAGTATTTTTAAAATTATCTACAAAAAATCCAGATTTAAATTTAGTTATACCATCTTTATCTGTAAATTGTAATGATTTAGTATCTAACTCTAAAAGACTTAATGAAGTTAATTCTTCAACATTTTCAATTCTATCTTCTAAATCACCAATATCCCTCATAGTATATCTCTTATTATCTACAAGAGATATCTTTATATCATCAGTATTATACAAATAAGGTGGCAATTCAATTCTAGCCAATTCCATACCTTCTTCTATTGAAGATGGTGGTTTTGGATTATCTGATGATGTGCCTTTTATTATTGATAATTTTGCATCTTTATTAAGAACAACCTTATCGATTCTAGGTACATAGTATGAGTAACCAATATCAGAAGTTTCATTAGGAGATAGAACTACTGATGGTGTATTTGTTGAACTAAACAATCTAGAACTAAAATCAAATGGTGATTGAGTTGTACTAGTAAATTCGCTAACTCTTGGTCTAAAATCAAGAGTATCTGATACTCTTAATCCATTAGATAATATTGGTATATCTAATTTATATCTCTCTTTATCATAACTTTCAACAGTATAAACATCACCCTTATCAGAATCAGGAACTTTATAATGATCAAAGATAACTAAAAGTTTTCTAATTGGTACTTCTGTATTAGATTTTCTAACAATTCTAGAATAATCATAATATTGTTCTTTCTGTCCTTTATCCAATATATAATCGATAGTTCTATCAATATAATTACCTGGTGATACCAAAACCAATGCAGAAGCAATATTAGATTCCTGGAATCTAACAGTTTCTCCTATAGTAAAAGTATTGGTATTAAGATAAACAAACTCAACTTCAGTAGAAGATGATCTAGTAACAATTTGAGCAACAGCACCACTTGTAGAACCAACAATATGTTCACCAAGAATTGATGCAGTATCTAATGCAAGTCCACCACCAAATGTTAATTTATCTAATGTAACAGTTGCTGTATTTACAGATTCATATACTGCAACTATATTAGCAACATCAGGAACATTAAGAGAAATTTCCTTATCTTCAACTCTTAATCCATTAAAAGAGTTTGTAGATAAACCACTAGATACAATTAATCCTGTATCTGGATTAGTAGTTATTGTATTAATTCCAGATATTGTTTTGTCAACAGTTAATTTACTACTTCTAGTATAAATTTTCTGTCTACTTGTAATTTTAGATTTTTTAACAGTTGTATTAACTACTAAATTTGATTGACTAGCAGGTAATCCTGTTATAGTAATACTTTGTCCATTAGCTCCCAAGATAAAATTATCACTATCTACAGCTAAATAAGCATCTTGTTGCCAAACAGAATATCTCTTAGGAGCAAATGGTTCAAAAGAACCAGAAACTCCAGTAGCTGTAATATTAACACTTAATGTTCCAACAGCATCAGTAGATTCGCCAAGTATTTGCTTAACAACTCTAAGATCAGATTCGCTAAGATCTACTTCAGATACATTTTTTGCATTTAATGGAGCATATAACTCTTTATTATTCTCATTAAGAACTTTAGGAGTTACTATTTCAAAAGGACCCTTAAAAGGGGTAGGAGTATTACTTTGTCCTGGTAAAATTCCATTAATCACACTAGGAACAGCTGGTGCAGCAGCTACAGTTCCTATTCGACCAGTTTCATTAACATTAGTAAGTCTCCAATAAGTTGGATATGTATTGGCAAGACCAGTGGTTTTAATAATAGAATCAGACCTAATACCTACAAAGTTTTCACCAGTAATAGTTGCAATTCCAGCATGATTTACAGTTATTTCAGTATTAATTGTGTATCTTGTTTTTGCTGGAGTAAGAACAGTATCAGACCAGAATGAAGTTGCTAAACCACTAGTTGTACCACTTCCACCACCTTGATATATTGATTTAACATCATCTATAGTAAATTCTTGTATTTCTTTAATTGATACTGATTTATCTGTCGATCCATTAATTGATATTTGTTCACCAATTGAAAATGATCCAGAAGTTTGACTAACTACGTATCTATTTGATCCACTCCCTACAGAACTACTAGAATTATCTCTATATGCAGTAGCACCACTACTTAAACCTTTGATATAAGAACCAAAAGGAAATGCTGTTGTATCAAATATAGCATTTAATGTTAAAACTGTATAAGTTTGAATATCCCAAAGATATAAATCCCAATTATTTGCTGCAGATACTGCAGAAGAACTATTAGATGAATCACTCTTATTATATGAATATATTCTTGCTTTACCAATTTCCTCTGTTTCGGTTAAATGAATTTCAGTAGTTTTTCTATTTCTACATAATCTAACTTTCTCAGTATTTCCATCAAGAGCTATTTTAGGAGATCCATGAACATTATTAACTCTTATTAAATTACCCATTCTAAATGGGACACTAGAGTTTTCTACACTTACAGTATCTCTAGGTTTTTCAACATCTAATATTGATGTAACTGGTTTTTCAACATCAAATCCTTTAATATATGCTTTTCCTGGAGAAACTTTTATTGCTAAAAGATTTTCAGACGGTACATTTCCTTGATCAGTTCTTTGATTTGCAAAGAAAACACCATTAGAATTTATTCTATTATTTAAAGATTCATCAACTTCAATATTAAATTGATCTACCGAGTAATCACCAGATTCTTCATATGTTCTTTGTGCAATATAATCTTTAATTAATGCATAATTATCAGTATCCTGTACTTTCTTAACAACACCTTTAATTACTCTTAAAATTTCTATGAAATTCTTATCATCTAAATCAGTTAATCTTTTTTTAGTAAGGGTTGCTGTTATTTTTAATCTATCTGCTCCTGGAGCTGCATAGTTTGAAAAACCTCTAGCATTATCATATAATGTATTATCAGATTGAGCATCTATAACAGATTCATCTACAAATAAACCAATTCTATATGATGGAGTATTTGTATATTGGTCTAGAATAATAGTATCATCACTTACATTAACAAAATGACCTCTAATATAATAAACACCTTCAGAGATTGATACTGCAGATGCGGTTGAAGTTGCATTTAAATTGATTAAACTAGCAAAAGTATTTCCAGAATTAATAGTACTCAAACCATAAGTTAAATTCTCTTGAAGAATTAATGTTTCACCATCAGCAAACTGTCCAGACTGAAAATTAGCATCTGCACTTGTATATTTTACATATAAAGTATAATCACCAGAATCTGATTCTATATCAGTTAATACATTCTGAATAACAGCAGTTATTTGTGATGTTTGCCCTTTTATCTTCTTACCAACTAATTCTTTCAAGTATAAACCAACACTTAATCCTACATGAGTTGGGTTAATTTTAACTGCATTATATTCTGAATTATAAGTTACATTACCTGGAATGACTATAGATCCATCTTTAAAAACATGGTCACCAAAAGATTTAACTTGATTCTGTAATATAGATTGCAGAGTAGTTAATTCTCTAGATTGAACTGGGAATCCTGGTTTAAACAGAACTCTATAGAAATTCTGATTTGCATCAAAATCATCATAGTATGGTGATACATTAAGATTGGTTTTTTGTGACATCTGTCTTAGAATTCCAGTATAATTTTAATATCTTCCTTTTGGCGAGGATTCCGAGAAACACGAGGTCGATTATCAATGTAGATAATGTCCCCTGATCCTTTATTTATCTCAGGATTGGCAATGCCATTTATAAACTGAGTATTTAAATTTACGCTCTTAGTACTAGTTACAGCTGTTGTAATACCAGTAAATCCAGCATCAATAGTTCCACTGAAAGTACCAGAACTTATTGTTCCACCGCCACTAAAATCAACTTTATTTGCATCTATATTAACAGTTTTAGAATCTTTTTGATCTAAAGCAGTATTATAAAATAATGATCTATCAGTATAATATTTCAAAACTGTAGTTTCACTGTCATATGATGCAATGTAACCTTTAGCAGTTCCTACACCAGTTACTGTTTGGAGCATTTGGTTTCCAGGAATTGCAGCATTAGCATTCGCAACAGAGGTTAATTTTAATCCTTTAAGATTAGAAAATTGACCTTCAGTAAAAACAGAACTAGCAGATCCAATTTGAGTTGGATTTTTTAGAACTCCAATCTGAGCAAATCTAGTATCAGTTGGAAAATCCTTACTTGAATCATCAAAACGAGCATAGATTAAAACTTTATCTGTTCCTAATTCATTATATAAGTCATAACCATGCCCTCTTGATGGTGGAATCACTGGAATTAAATGAGCAAATTCAGTTGCTCCTTGATTAATTGTTGATAGATCAACTCTACCATAAGAATAATTTTTTCCACCAGCAGAAACATTAGTTCCTGTTACTTTACCACCTACAACATCTACAATTACCTTTCCACCTGTACCATCACCAACAATATCAAGTTCTGCATCTGTTGCATTATAACCAGCTCCTTCATTTTCAATATAAACCTTTTTAATTTGATTCTCATTTATAGTAGAATCTCCATTCTCTCTTATTGATTGTATTTGAGCATCAGTACTAGTTAACCAATCATTAGGTATTGGAATATATTCAATTGCATCAAATTTAATAATATCACTAGGAGAAACAGTAAATAGATATTTCCAAACATATCCATCACCACTTTCACCTGCTCTAGATGGTTCTAGATCAGTAAATTTTGGTTCATCTTGTGAAAATTTACCATTTGGATTAGATTCAGATGATCCGTTATCAATACAAATATAAACTCTATAATCACTATTCATTACATAATAGTTTGCATCATAAAGTCTAGTTGAGTTTGTTTGTGGAGAAGGCTTCGCAACACTATAATCATGTCTATACATTTCATATATTGTTCCTGATTTCCAATCAACCCTTCTAACCAATCTCCTAACATCATCAGTGGTAATTTTCTTACCAAAAATCATAGTATCTTTAACATGTGTAAGATAATCAAGATTATCTACTGGAGCAGGTGTATTTGTATCCCAACTCGTAGATCTACCATACCCAACAACAGATGGATTTGGTAAACTCAAAAAGACATAATAGGAGTTATTAGTATCGCTGACGGAATCAACAAAGTTACTCGCATTTAATATTCTAAATTGATCTGTTACAATTGCAGCCATTATGATCAGCTTTTTTCTATATTTATACTACCCAAGATCCTTTCTAAGAGAACCACTGTCTCTAAGACCGTATCCTCTTCTTTGAATCGTTGGGAATGATGTTAATCCAGTATTAACAGTTAATCCAGTAACAGCAATACCTATTCCAGAACTGGATCTAGTAAATCCAGATAATTTACCCCAAGAGAACTTACCTCCAAAGACGGTAGTTATTCCAGTTATGCTATTAACATTGTCTGGAATACCTGCAGTATTTATTCCACTATGAACATTACAAGTAATAACACCTACAAAATTATTTCTAGTAATTTCATGTACTTTGTAAATATTATCTGCAAATGTGGTTCCTATTCCTACTATAGTAGTATTTCCACCACGATCAATAGAAGTTACTCCATGTCCAACACCTGTCTCTGAAATATAGATTGGAGTATCAACAATTAACCTATCAAGATTAAATGCACTAAGAGATGAATCATGTTTTACGTGGAATGTAAGTGCCATACTTTGAGCACCTGTAGTTCCAGTACTTGTTGTTATTCCAGTAATAATTCCACTATATCCTTCAATAAATCTAATATCAGTAACTAATTCTTCATTAACTTGTGGAATTGGACTTAATATTGATGGAGATCTACCATTTACATAATATGGAGTTGAACTAGAACCAGTATATCCAGATCCTGGATTTGTTATTGTTGTTGATGAAACAGTTCCTGCAGAAGAAACTGTTGCAGTTGCTGTTGCTTGAGTTTGATTCTGATACTTACCAAAATCAAATGTTCTTACTAAAACTGTTGTATTAGAAGCATTAGTGCTAATAGAAACTACATTAGCAGTAGAATATTGAGTTGCTCCTGCTCCAAGATAGTAACTAGTAGATAATCCAGTTACTTTTACATCCGTTCCTATAACATTAGAAATTGCTTTAAGTGTATGTCCAATTTCAATTCCTTCTGTAGATGCTATACCCATAATAACATCGGATCCAATTCCTAATGTACCAATTCCAGTAACTGCTGTCTTAAATACAGTACCAATACCACCTATCGGATCAGAAAGATCTAAATTAATAGTACCAGGTGTATATCCACTACCACCAGAAGTTATATCAATAGATGATATAGTTCCTGCAGAAGAAACTACAGCAGTGAAAGCAGCAGATACAGGATCTCCACTCGGAACTATCAATGCATCAACATCACTAATATCAATATCAGATTCATTTTCTTCATAATTAAATAATTGAGCATCATCTACGTAGAAGAAGTCGTCATTAGATTGAATATCACCTATAATATTTGCTGTTGGGAATACTAATCCTTCTATTGAATCCCTACTCTTATATTTTGCATTATCGTTTATTATAATGTCACGTTTTTGCTTAGTCCAATCAATTGGTTTGAAATTAGTATCATCAATTCCATCACCAAGATATATACCAGTTTCTACTTGATCTGATGATAAAATACGAGATAAAATTCTCTTATCTTGATCAACTGTTCCACTAATTATAGAATTTTTTCTTATTTGTAAATCATCACCTGGTTTAACTGTTTCATTTACATTAACTTCTAAACTATCTACACCAGTAGTTCCTCTATAGAAGAATATATCAATATCATCATCTGGTAATGGTGCTGCTGTAAAGGTAAATGTTGTTCCACCAGTAAACTCATATGCAACTTTAGGTTCTTGCATAACACCATTAACATATATTAAAAGAATAGTATCAAAATCTATTAGAGATGAAGTAACATCTGCTGAATTTTTTTGGAAACTCAATAATTGACTATTTTTATATAATGGGAATCTTGTTCTTACACCATTCTGAAGCGATTTAATACTATCAATAAAATCAAATTCACCAAGTTGCCATGCTGCAAATGAATCATTAAATGTCTCTTGTACATTAAATATAAGTTCTGTTCTAGGTGAAGGTGCTGCAGCTGCTCCAACATTTATTGTAATTGTATATACTGATGTTGATCCAATACCAACCGACATATTGTTGTGTATAGGATCTGTTGTACGAGGATAAGTATGTTCACTAGTGTGACCATCTTTAGCACATGTAAATGTTAGAGAATTAGTTGCAATACCAATAGTATCACCCATTGAAATATTATGTGGATTATCTGTTATAAGAACTAAATCACCAGTTGCTGGATTATAGTTAGCACCTGTAGGTGTCGTAATTGCAGTTGCAACTTGGTTGTCTCCATTTACAATAATTGCATTTGTTCCAATACCAACAAATTTATGTACAAATCTATTACCAACTAAATTTGCTGCTGTAACCAATCCAACAGGTTTAAAAGTATCTCCTCTCATAAAGGCATATCCAGGTTTAGTTAATTCAAACTTAGATACTTCAAATAAAGCAGGATTACTTGCAGTCTTTGTAGGTAATGCAGATTGTCCTACTGCAAAAGTAACAATTCCAGTAAGAGTAGAAACTGCTGAAGCAACTTCTGCACAATCTCCAACTGTGTATACACCTTTACTTCCAGATTGGTCACCAGTTATATTTTTATCATAATATTGATCATTAATAGTATAATTTGATGATGATACCCCTACATTAAATGTAATTGTATTAGCAGTTGTTGAAGCAACTGATACTATTCTATTATGATAAGGATCAGTTGTACGTGGATAAGAATGTTCAGTAGCATGATGATCTCTAGAACATGTCCAAGTCATAGATTCTGTACTAATTCCTATCTTAGTACGTGCCTTTTCAAGTCCATTAGAAGTAGCAGAAACAAAGGTATGTGCAGAAGAAATACCAGCATTACCAACATTAACTTTAAATGTATTTGTAGTTACATTAGTAATTCTTAACCATTTACCACTAGCAGGATCTGATGTTCTTGGATATTTGTGGGTTGTAGCATGAGAATCATAACCACATGTCATAGTTAACGATTCATCAAGTATTCTAACCATATCACCATTAGAGAATCCATGACTAGGTACTGTAAGTCTTAAAACACCAGTTGTTGGTGTATATGTACATGTTGTAACTGTATGTGAAGATGGTCCAAGAATTGTATGTCCTGCTCCAACAGTTGCAACTAAATCACCAGTTGATGGATTGTATGTTGCAGTAGTAACTCCAACATTAACAAAAGTTGATACACCAACATTAACTGTTATTTGATGAGGAGCACTAGATGTATGTGAAGTAACATTTAATGGATTACCATATGCAGGATCAGATGGACGTGGATATGAATGTTGAGAAGCATGTTGATCACCTTCACAAGTAAAGGTTAATGAATGATTTGCAATAGTAACAGTATTAGAGTTATTGATTCCATGAGCATTAGCAAATGTTAATGTTAAAACACCACTATTTCCATCATATGTTGCTCCAGAAGGAGTAGTTGATCCTCCACCAGTAATTGAAACTGCATTATTTGCTGCACTTATAAATGTATGACCATAAGCTCCACCAGTACGTAAAGCATTTGTATTAGTTCTAATCAACTTATGTTCATATTGACCACCAGACCCAATACCAATTTTTTCATTTCTTATTGCCTGTATTGCCATATCTCTAGCTTGTTCAAAGGCATATATTGTTTCTTGCTCTTCACCAGCAACATGTGCTCCAGTTATATAAAGATTTGCTGCATCAACTGTCTTATCATTACCATCAAATTGCGTATTGTGAGCGATAACCTCAAGAATATCAGAAACATCATCTATACAATCTTGATTAGTAACTGAAGAATTTGTTTTATATTGTGGAATAATTGATGATTGCAATACCTGTCCAACATTTATAGTAAAGTCAGTACCACCACCACCTACATTAGCAATAGCAGTTGTTATTCCAGAAATAGGATCAGTTGTGCGTGGATATGAATGATATGAAGTATGATTATCTAATCCACAAGTAAACTTCAATGATAGAGTATCAAGTTTAATTGTATTTGTATCAGATAGACCATGAGCAGAAGCAAATGTTAACTTCAATACACCTGTTGATGGTGTAAAGAATGCATGATTTGGTGTTATAGCAGATCCACTTGGAGAAACCTTATTTACTGCTCCAGCAGTTGCAGATACAAATCTATGTTCATAATTACCACTATATTTCTCTAACATCCTACCAACAGCAACCTCTGCGATCATTGTTCTATTGGTAAGAATAAGATCTGATGCATCAGCATGTTTGTTGGATATAGGTGTTGGAATTGGACCTCTTAATCTCTTTCCAGCATCAACTGGTGGAGCAAGATCAAGTGTCATTGATAATCCAACTCCAGTTATACTAGTTGCACCAATACCTAACCTAGATGCTCCCAATACTGATAGATTTTCATAAGTAGGATCACTAACAGTTATACGTGGATTTACATAATAAGTACCACCATTTTTAATGTTAAATGTTAATTCTCCACCTGCACCAGATTGAGATGCCCCAACATTAACTGTAAATGTGTTATCTGTTGTTGAAGTAACACCCAATACTTTTGTATGGGCAGGATCAGTTATACGTGGATATGTATGATTGGTTGCATAATCATCTTGATTACATGAGAATGTTAATGAATCAGTCTTAATTCCAACAAGGCTATTTGTTGTTAACTTATGATCAACACTTGTAAGAACCAAATCTCCTGTTGTTGAATTATATTCTGCATTTGAAATATTATAATCATTATTTGAAGATACTCCAACATGTACCATTAACTTCCTTGGAGTATTCCATATAATTGCTAATTGCTGATTATGTACAGGATCAGTTGTTCTAGGATATTTCTTCTCAGCAACATTATTATCCCTATCGCATGTGAATATTAATGATTCTGTTCTAATTCCAATAGTATTACTACCTGCAGTAAGATTGTGATTAGAACCAAATGTAAGAACAACATCACCAGTAGATGGAGTATATCCTACTCCAGTAGGAGATAAATTTGTTCCACCCCAATTATCAACAACAATTGAATTGGTAGCAGGACTTACCCATGTATGATTATGTTCACCACCTGTATATGCTGCTCCTGCTGCTGCAGTTACAAATCTATGGTTATACCTAGCACCAACAGTTGCTACAACTACTGCTCCAGTACCTGATCCACCACCTGACCCAACGCCAACTGTAATTGTATCATCAGTTTTAGAAGTAATTGCTAGAGTTGCATTGTGAGCAGGGTCTGTAGTTCTAGGATATGCATGATTACTATTAAAGTTATCTCTATCACACGAGAATACTAAAGCACCAGTAGCAATTCCGATAGTATTTCCAGTAGTTAATCCGTGATTTGGTATTGTTAATGTACAAATACCAGAATGTGATTCATATAATGCTAATGTAGCAGTAAACTTAGATCCTGTATTTGCAGTAATAGAATTAACACCACAACTTACAAACTTATGCTTATATGCCTGATCAGTTACACCAATTGCAACAGGATTCTGATATCCACTACCCCATGATCCAGAAGTTCCAATACCTACAGAAGTAATTGATTTATTGGTCATTCCAATGGTAAATGCTGCACCAACAAGAGGAGCATATCCTAATCCACCAGAAGAACCAATAGAAATAACTACACCACCTCTTGGAAGTTGGTTCTGGTTTATATCATAATCAACTATAATTGCATCATCATTACCAGATCCAGGTCTCTTAACACCTGTAAAAGTAACACTAGAAAGTCCAGCAGCAGTTGCTACCTGTGGAGCAGAGAATTTATAATTCTTTCCTATATTATTCTCAGTATCTGGTGTTTGGAATACATCATTAATAAACAGAACATCACTTCCTGCTTGCATTCCTGTTACATTTTTACCTTCTTTATAAACAGTAAATGTCTGTCCAATACCATTAAAGTTATGTGATATATCATCATAAATCTTATTATCTGTATAATCTGTACGTAAATAAACTCTACCATTAAATGTTGATTTTGCTGAAGGAAGAGCACTAGAATTTAATGTATTATTTGAACCTCTACCATCTGGTGCTTGAGTAAAATGAATCTTTGTTCCAACAATATTAAAAGCACCTTTATAAATTCTACCACTAGTTCCATCCGTATGTGTTGTTGCAGAAGATCCAACAAATCCTCTAGTAACTTCAATAACATTAGCAGATCCTATACCAGTAATTGGACCAGCAGTTGTAGTTCCAAATCCAACATTATTAATCTTCATATATTCATCGTCAACTTTTAGTATATCACTTGGTTTAATGGAAGAGATACCTGAAAGTGAAATAAATGTCACTGCAGCACCAATAGTTGAAGGATTATCTTTAAGATCGAATGTTAATGGAGTATAAATTAATGGATATTGAGTTACACCATCTACAGTAATTAATGATTTTTCAAGCTTCTTGTCCATTTCAAGTTTATGAACATTACCATTCCCAACATCAGTAAAGGTAAATCCTATTCCAGGAGTAGTTACATTTCCACCAGCAGTTCCAGTAATTTTAAATGTATCTTTAGATAATTTAATTGCATATACTAATGATGGGCAAATATTGGTAGTAATACCTGTACTATAAGATTGTCTTATAGTTGATGCTGATCCAGCATTAGATAAATTTACAGACCAATTAACATCTGTTGAATAATAAGATTGTGCAGTTCCAACATTTGTTATATTTGAAGATACTGTAATAGAATTAATACCAATTGAATATATTGTACCTAAATCTGCCTTAGTACCACCAGAATGTATTCCAGCTCCAACAGTAAGAACTGAAGTATTTCCTATACCAGTAATAACAGTACCAGCAGCACCTAAATTACCATTAAACCAAGTATAAGCAGTATTAATACCTGTTATAGTTGTATTGTTATTAACATCAATAGATTCTCCATAAATTCTAGAACCTAAAACAAGTCCAGTTGAAACTGCAATTCCAGTTATTGTTGAGAATCCAGCAATAAGATCTCCAGTGAAAATTGCTCCACTTGTAATAGTCGCACCAATACTAATTGCAGTTCCACTAATACCAATCAAACTAGAATCTGGTGTATAAATTAGTTTTTCACCAGTTTCAAAGAAATGATTATCTATACTGAATATTCCAGTAGATCTATTAAGTTTAGTAGTATCAGATGGATTAAAAGTCTTCTCAAAAATAGGAACTCCTTTATGCAATAAATCAAATGCTAATCTATCTTTACCAAATTCATTAATAGATCCATAGAAAGCATTAGATATATTTTCAATAGCAGTACCATAAGTAAAATCACTTGGAACATTAAAATTATCAATGTCGGAGTAAATATATTGGTTAAATGATTGTACCGTAACTTGATCTGAGGAATACCTTGCATCTGGATGGAATAAAACACTAACAGTTGTTCCAGATATACTTGTAGAGAATGATCCTATTCCAGTATTACTTCCACCAGACAAGAATTGTGATTGTTGAATAGCAGCATTTTGTTGATCTGCAATAACAAGTACGTTATGAACATCTACAGTAGAACCAACACTAACTTTAACTATAGATTTCAAACCAAATTCTAAGCTCTGATCAAGAGTAGTAATAGTAGTAATACCAGTTGCATATGCAATATTAGTTTGTAATCTTGCAGTTCTTTCACTACCAGGGGTTTGTCCAGCAACATTAAATCTATGTGTTCCAATACCTGAACCAAATTGAGTTGATCCTATTCCAACAGTTTTCGTTTTTATTAATACATTATCTTGTGTTGAGTTTTTAAATGTTAAACCTAAAACTCCACTAGAAACATTAATACCAAAAGTACCAATAAATCCACTAGAAACTCCACCATACTTAGTAGTATCGAAATAATATTCTGCTATGTAAGAATTAGTACCATCATAATAACCAGCAATTTCAAAATAATTCTGTTCATTAGTAGTTTCATTAATTACATGAGCATTTGCATAAAATGTATTAATATCATTAACATTTGATCGGAATACATCTGTACTAAATCCAATCAATCCAGATCCAGAAGCAGGACCGACTCTTTCTGTTTTTGCAGATAATCTAGTAGATCCAATATCAGTAACTCCAACACCAATATTAAAGGGAGTATTTGCAAATTCTTCTTTATAAATTTTAAGATTGTAACTAAAGTTATTTGGATCATCTGGAGTAAATCTTAAAAGTGGATCACCAACGTCACCTAATTCACCACCAAATACACCCAATCTTTCACCAGTATAAACATCACCTTTATTAAGTGTATATGTGCTTGTAAAATCATTTAAAACAACAACTTCGCTTAATTGAGAACTTATTTTATCAATATCACTAACTTGTACCAAATATTTTGCATAAAAATCAGTAATTGGATAACTTGGAGCATCTGCAAACTTTCTCTTATTAAATTCTGAACTAGAGAAATCATTACTAATATCATCAATCTGTAAAACTCTATTTGTATTACATGTAATATAATCTGTTAATTTTTTATTTTTAAAGATAATATATCTTGAAGAATTTGAAGTTGGATTATAATCTAATGCTAAATCAAAATTACTAATAGTATCAATTCTTCCAGTAGATACAAAATCCATAACTGGAGATATTGATTGTGTTACTCCAATTGCTATAACTGCTTTTGAAATGATTTCAGTATCAGCAAAATTCTTCATTCCTGAAGGATGGACAAGTTTATTAACAGAATCCTTCATTGTATCCCATGTTACGGGACTCTTAATTGTATAAGAAAGATTTTGATAATAATCATTATCTGGTAATACTTGAAGATCATCATTTAATTTACCAGTTCCATCTTTCCAACCAAATTCTTTTCTATTTGCATAGTCAATTGTATATCTGTTATTAAATTTATCAATTCCACTAACTATTGCAGTATTACCAGAATTATTACCAGTAATTCTATCTCCAATTTCTAATTCGTAAGTTCCAATAACTTTAATAAATTGACTATCAACTATAGTAATAGTTAAATCAACCATTTCACCATTTACTACTAGTTTTTCTCCAATATAAAATTCACTTGGTACTTTGGTTATTTCAAAAGTAGGATAATCTTTCTGTTTAATAATCGCATTAAACTGTGTTGTTTGATCTATTATAGTTCCTGTATTATAATTTGTTTTATGATTTCCTGCGTTATCTGTATATGGAGCAACATCATATTTAAGAATAGCTGGATTAGAATTGATATATTCAACAACTTCAAAGAAATTATATCCATTATCTGTTGAATTAAATCCAGTTCCAGGAGAACTACTAATACCTGATATTGGATCTTTATCACTTCCTTTTATTAAACCTTCAACAAAAATTTTATCACCAGCAGCAAATGGGGGAACAACAAATCCATCTACAGGGGGTGTTGTAATTTGACATTCAACAATACCATTATTATATTCATTAATCTTATTAACTTGTACTCCATTACTATTATTAATAGTATAAATTTTATGATCTACTGAGGATAAACCTTTAGGTTGCTCCACAACTTCAACATCAACTATTGCATTATTTTCAGTAGCTTGATTAAATATTGCTTTAAGTATTCCAGTTTCTTCAACATTACCTGTATATGTGTTAACAATAACCAATTGCGGAGCTGAAAGATAGTTTCTTCCTCCACTAGCAACTTTAATTTGACTTATTTTTTCTGCTTTATCTAAACTAATATGTGAAGCAACATCAGCTGATGGTCTTAAAGTTTTATCTGCAGAATATTCAAATCCTTCATTAACTATTCTAAATCTATTAAGTTTTCCAATACTATTTGTTTTAGCACTAATAATCGCATTATTACCCAAACTATCAGAAGTTCCTGTAGTTAAACCTGTTATTCTTGGTAATTTTTGATAATTATCACCTTTAGAAATAATATCAATTTTATTTACTGGACCAGAAGCAGTTTTAGATGATGTATCATAATTCAAAACATCACAGTCTGCTGATGAATATGATAATCTTTCTGGAACTTCCCTAAGTGAAATATAGAAATCAGTAGATCCAACACCAAAAACATTATACTTTCCATTATATGAACTATCGGTATATAAAATTTCTGAGTAATTATTTGTTTCAACATCTGGATCAATAGATACACCTTTCTTTGAGAAAGAATAATATAATTTTGTTGGCATATCATCATTGAAACCAATAGTATATGTTGCTTCTGATGAAACTCCAATTACTGCTGATTTTGAAACTGAAAATACTGATGTTGTTCCTGTAGATACAAATTCATTATTTAATCCTTTATCATAATAAAAATTAAAATCATACTCTGTTAATGAAGTATCTGATACGTCAAATACTAGATTATTATTCTTAGTAACCGTAATTTGTGGATTAATAAGACTTAATCTTTGAGTTAAACCACCAGTTTCAGCAATACCTACAATTACAGGTGGATTTGCAAATACATCACTATAAGTTTCACATAATTTAATATAATTAGCATCTACCCTATAAACAAAATAACCACCTGTGTTTAATCCAGTAGCACGGAGTTCATCAGCCTCATAAAATACTTTATCACCAGATTTAAACCCATGTGTTGGAATGTTTATAGCACTTTGATATTTTGGTAATCCTCCAGTTTCTATAGTAATTGCTGCCGATGCAAATCCAACTGGATTTACCAAAATCTTATTATATTCAGTATTATATTTAATTCTAACCGACTGATCAACACCTATACCAACAGACAAACTTGGATTGATATGTAAATCAATCTGATCACTATTTGTTAAATTATGGAAAGTAGAAACTCCTATTTTGCCCTTAATTTTTTTTGCAGTTGATGTTACCTGAGAATATTCTGTTTGAAGACTATATTCATTACTATTAGATCCATTACTCCTAAAGTATAATCCAGTTGTAACTCCAATATTAGTTGCTAAGCCAATAAAATCTCTAGATTTATTAATTACATACACATACCCCTGACTACCACTTAAAGGTAAATTAAACACATTACTGGTAGATGTCATTCCTACAGTAAATGAACTTCCACCTGCTGGTACAGTTAATAATACCCTTTCATTATTCTTAAATGGATGATTTGGAACATAAATGCTCTGTGTTGGTACAGAAACTGATCTAGGAGCAATACCCACATTATATAATAAAGTATTCTCAAATCCAGCAGTAGTACCTATACCAACAGATTGTGTTGGATTAAAGTTTGCAGTATAATTTTTAGTAGAATCAAAATATTCAGTATCTACAGGAATTGTAAATGTATCTGGATAATAACTAACAATACTAGAAGCATCATGGGAAACATTCCACCCACTGAATTGTCTCTTAACTCTTAATATACCATCACCAGGAACACCTAGAACCCCAAAGGTTTCCGTTCCTATACCAATACTTGATCCAGCCCCAACTAAAGGTGGTATAGAGGAAACATAAATGTCAGTAACAATACCAGAAGATGTAGGTATATTAGACAAGAGTGAAGTTGTTTCAGATGATACCCCAATAATATGAGAAGTAACTACGGATACACCATCAACAAAGGTTGATAAACCAGAAACCTCCATTCTATCACCATTTACCAATCCATGATATCCTGAAGTATGTACTCTTATTGTATTCTGATTCTCCCATGTAAGAACTGAATTTTCAAATTCTTCATAGCTTGTTTCTATATTTGTTATTGCTTTTCCATCTATTCTAGTAACTTCAGCAGATGCTGCACCACCACCAGTATCAGTATTATCAAATATTACAGAATTACCAACTCTATAATTTGTTCCTTTATTGATAATTTTTAAAGAATCTATAGAACCTACAGATGCACTTTCAACAATACTAATTTGATTTGTTTTTTCATTAGATTCAAATAAGAATTCATTACCAGAATATGGTTTATTAACTCTATATGGAAATGTATTTCTAATTAAAGATGAACTATTAAAGTCAAAACTCTGATCTAAATTATTAATAACTTCATTTGATCTAAAAGTATCACCTATAAAATATGGAAATTCAGGTGCTAATCTATTTAAAGTTGTATCAGTAGTAACACCAACATGATATGCATAAACACCATTTGGATATTCTGGTGTTTTTGTAAATCTTCCATTATGATCATCTAAATGACCATTACCATCAAATTTATAATCTTCTACAAAATATCCTAACTCAAAATCACTAGTAGGAGGTCTATTTTCAATATTTGATATTGAAGAACTATATGATGTATCTAATCTAACAATTGCTGAGTTATCATCTTCTGGATCAGAATATCCAAATGGTCCATAAATTGGATTACCATCATATGCCCATCCAATAACTCTTGAATGATTATTATCTGGATTTGGATCTATAAATGATACACCTTCTCTATCAGTTGAATATCCAACTACACCATAAGATAAATTACCTCCTCCATTTTCAGTAAATATTTCATCTCCAAATCTCTTAAAATTATTTACAGTAAGAGATCTTACAGAAGCTTCCAATACAGCATTTCTTCCTGCGGAAACTGCTGAAACAGATGTATTTTTTGGTTTATAACCAATACCACCATTTAAAACAATGACTTTTTTAATTTTACCATCTTCAACAGTTGCTCTTAATTTTGCTCCTGTTCCTTCTCCAGTTACTATTAAATCAGGAGCTCCATTATAATATTCTCCAGCTCTTTGTACCTGAACAGCAACTATTTTAGTCCCACTTATAATTGGATTAAACTGTGCACCAATACCATTTTTAATTGTTATTGTAGGATCTCTATGGAAATTTAATATAGATGATCCATAGTCAGACCCTTTATTATCAAGATAAGTATCAACAATTTCACCCCTTACAATTGGAATAGCAGTAATAATACCTGCTTTTCCAACCCATTCAGCATTTATATTAAGTTTAATTGGTGGATATGAGAATTGATGAGAATCACTTCCACTTCCACTAATTAGTGCATATTTTCTTCTATTATAGAAATATTCTTTAGTACCATCTCCAACATTATCATACTTGTCCCTAAATGGATTTTGTTTGAATGCACCTGCACCCAAGTCAATAAATGGTGAAGCAGATACATCAAATGCAAGTTCTGATGAACCATCTTTACAGAATAAAAGTATAGTTCCATCTACATTTTTAAGTGGATGCTTAGATGGAGTAAAATCTGACCAATATAATGCTCTACCTTTAACTAATCTAAAATTGGAAATTTCTCCATTGAAATCACCATTAGTACCATCATAACTACCAATTCTAGGTCTTGGAGATCCATTATTAGGTGATATGCTATAATTAGCATCAAATAATTCACTATTCTCATATTTTCCATCAACAAATATTGCAACTCGTCCATCACTACGAACTACTGCAATATGATGCCATTTATTATCATTAACTGCACTTGTTCCGTTAAAACTAAGTTGACCATCACCAGTAAATACAAGAATTTTACCTGCAGGAACATTATCAATCATAAATTGAAAATTATTAGCAGCATTACCAGTTGGTCCATCAGTCATCCAAATACGACGAGATCTACCACCGTCAGCAGTTGCAGTTGCTGTCTTTATCCAACATTCAATAGTAAAATCTTCTTTTTTAAGATCCCATTCAGTAGATGCTTCAAAATCATAACGATCAGAAATTCCATCAAAGCGAACAGATCCAAGAACATCAGTAATTCCAGTGTCTGCTAATTGAAAATTATTATCATCTACCTTTAAAACATAATATTGATCTTGATTAGAAATTCCATCAATAGAAAGTCTATCAGATCCTGAACCAGGAACTGTAGTTTCATCAAAAGAATACTCAACTATATCACCATCATTAAAACCATGATTCTTATAATAAATGTAATTTGTTTCTGTTTTAATACCAGAAGAATTTACAGTTAATCTTCTATTTTCATACCCACTTCCCGAATTAAGAACTTTAATTTCAGATATTACGTTTTGTACATCAAATACTCTAAATTTATGAATTCCACCCATTAATGGAGTTATTCCATTTCCATTTTTAGCAATAGTAGTAAATCCAACTGTATTAATTCCTGCAAGATAATCTGCTTCAGTCTTATATAATCGTATAGAACTTGTATTTACAATTCTTGGATAATAAACAGCACCACTTATTAAATATTCACCCTGATCAGTATTCGATCCTCCAAATGAACCAATACCAACCTCATTATTACCATTTGGATCATATACCAATTTAGTTCCATCAGATATATTATGAACTTTAGTAAATGTGATATTATCTTCACTAATATCAACACCACCTGTTCCTCCAAGATTATCTGTTCTTGCTCCACTAAATTCTAAATTTTTATATTGTTTTGAAATAACAGGTTCTAAAACAGCACCATCACCATTTCCTCCATCAATAGTTACAGAAAGAACTCTTGAAAAACTAGTTTCTTGAGGATCAACCTGTATTTCTTTAACAGATCCTCTAATAACAGGTCTAATAACTGCATTAGCTCCTGTACCAATACCACCAGTAGGAGCAGCTGCTAATATTGTTGGAGGATTAATAACATTATAATCAGTTCCACCATTATAAATTTTTACACTTTCTAATGGTCCATAATAAATTTTATCGTTTGATTTATAATTTGCAATCTCAACACCATTAATTAACATTCCAGTAGAACGACCAGGAACAGTTTTCTGCATTGATCCTGATTCTATATTGGGATTTAATGGGAATTTAGATAATACTTTCTTTGCAGATAATTTTTTATTATAATGTTGTTGTAAAGTAAACGTATGAGTAGAATTTACTGCATATTGTTTAAATTGAACATAATCTAAACTACCAATAAATGATCTAGAATTATAGAGTCTTAATTGATTTGTATTAGAACCAGATCTTAAAATTTCTACATAATAAACTTGACCAAAGGTTAAACCAGAAATTTCATCAACAGACCCAGTATAAACAACCGCATCACCAGTAATAAATGGAAGTTTATTATTTGCTACATTAAATGATAAAACGCTATACTTATCAGTTTTTATATCATATCCTTGGAAAATATTACTTAAAACAGATGAAGAAGTTATATTAATATCAGCAGAAGATATATTTTTTGTTATATTATAATCTGGTAATGAGTTAGATGCAGTATATAAATACTGATCATTTTCATTATAAGTACTTTGTATATTTGAAAGAATATTTGGAGAATCTAATGCAATATTAGAAGATGCTGTAGTATAATTAAATCTTCTTCTTAAACTTAATTCTCTAGTAGGTAAAGTACCAAAAGGTATAATTTTACTAATATTTAAAATATTATTAGTAATAGTAGAAACTATTGCATCTAAAACAAGTACATTTTGAGCATTTCTATCTAAAATATCTACATGATCTCCTTCTTTTAAACTTGATTTATCAGGAGATTCAAAAAGATTTAATTGGTTATTACCTGGTGTAAAACTATCAATTTCATATCTAGAAGATGTATTATATAACCAAGTATTAAATGCAAATTCTTTAAAATTACTATTATTATTTTCTATACTCTCACCAAGATTTTTAACAGGAATAGTCTGATTTTTTAATAGAAGAGATATACTATCTTGATTTTCAATATCTGATAGTACTCCAGTAACCCTTAAAACAACTTTCTTACTAGTATCACCATTTTCATATCCAATTACTGTATAATCAGATCTAACAGCATCTGCAGGTGATATGATAGATGTTACACCAGAACATCCAAAGAATTGATTAACACTTTTACTAGTATATGTTATTGAAGTGTTTAACCCAGAAATTACAGTTCCAGATGATGGGAATCCAATAGTACTATCTACTGTAATTACAGAAGATCCAATAGAAACTGTATCACCAACTTTAGATTTTGCTCCTATATCAAAAGTACCTTCAATTAAACTTTTATCATTAAATCCAGAGAATAATTGGATTTTATAAAATTGTTTTCCACCTCTTGATATAATTTCAACTTCAGAAACTGGTCCAGATGCAGTTCCATCAGAACTTTTAATTTCTTCTCCAACAAGATTATTTGGATCTCCAGATATTACTTCAGTAACTAAAACTTGACGTCTAATATAATCACTATCAGATGGTTTAAGTAAATAATCTTCTAAATTAATAACTTTTGGATTATGTCCATATAATACATTAAATAATATTCTAAATGCTTCATCAGTTCCTTTTGCCTGATAAAAATCACGAATTTGTTTAATAAACTTATTAACATCAAGATTATCTACAAAATCAATATCCTCAAATCCTGGAGCAAGAAGATATTTAATTTTTTTATAAAATTCTTTTAAAAATAGAGCACTTAAATTATTTACAGGAGAATTATCTGCATGTGCAGCAGCAGATGAAGTAGAAAATATTAATTCCTCTGGATTAAGTAAATCTCTATATGTTGTGATTCCACTAAATCCACGAACACAACCAGTAAATGTATTGGTAGTTAACCCAGTATAGGTAACAATTTCATCACCTATTTTTAATAAACCATACTCTTGAGGATATCCTTTTGTAGATTCAACATATATTGTATCATCACTTGAACTTACAGAACTAGTTAACGATGTTATTCCAACAACAACTTCTGGTGTTAAATTGTTTAAATTTAAATATTGATCTAAATTTTCAGCAATATCAATGGGACCTCCCTGATATTCCTGAGAAATATAGTATTGCTTTAAAAATTCTAATGCTTTAGGGGATTCAGTTGTTAAGAATTCAGGTAACTGATTGTCAATTATCTGTTGTACCTTAACTCTAGCATCAAAACCAGTAGTTATCATCTTACCTTTATTACCTCGTTAATGTTCCGTTTGAATAACTTGATCTTACGGGATAATTAACTCCAGAAATTTGCTCTCCTGAAGCAATTGTATCTTTAACCATATTTATAGTGCTTTTTGACATGTCAAAAATTAAGTATAAGTCCTTAAGACCTATAACATCATTAGATTCTGGATATGCTTGAATTTCAACAACACCATCAGATAATTCTGTAGAAACTATATTAATAGTATTAATAAGTATTTCTCCTTTAGCATAATCAACTGTACCTATTGATTTTTTAACAATCTCATAACTATCTGGATCATCTGTTGGTTTAACAATAGAAATAATTCCAATATCACTATCTTCAGAAGGAACATCTACAATATATACGGTCTCATTACTTTCTGCTAATTTAAATCCAGTACTCTTTATATTATATGCCCCTAATTTTTTATAGAATTTATTACCAAAACATAATTCATATTGAGCCCATGTATTTAACACACAATTAAGATTTCTTCTCATCTTAACTCTAGTAATATTTGAAGTAATTGCTGTATCAACTTGATCAATTACTTGCAAAGTTTTACTATACTTAAATCTCCCACCAAATTTATTTAAATCAACTGATTTAGAATATCTTTCTAATGCAGTTGTTACATTTGTTTTTAGATCTAATATTTTACTTACTCTTGAAGAATCATAAAATACATCACTATCAATTTCAACATATAGTAGTTTAAGATCTTCAATTTCTTGATTAATACCAGATACAGAGTATTGTTTTAAATCATTCAATATTTGATTTTTTGTAAAATCAGATATAGTTGTACCATTTTTAGGTTTAATACTAAGTATTACTTTACCAAATTCTGGAGGATCTAATTCTTCTCCACCTACAACAGATACTGATTCAGTATTAGGATATATTTTTTGTACTATTGCTTCATAATCCCTTGCTGTAACCGCCCTGTTCTGCGATGCATAGATTCTAGGGGCAAAATACTTAATAGATTCAATAGGCTCAATGTCGCCTCCTCCAGAGGCAGATGTGGTAGTACTAATAGTTACTGGTCCAGTTGGATTTGTTATAACTCCTTCACTAGTAGTTGTAGTTCCTGCATAATTGAATAAGGAAGGTCCATTACCATCAGTTCCTTTTGTTACAACATATCCTATTTTAATTATATCACCATTACTTAATTTCTTACCAAGAATACCATCACCAAAGAGAAGTTCATAACTTTCATCAGCAACTTCTTGTAAAAGATAGATTTCTGATGCACTATCAATCGTTATTATGTTATCAATCTGTTTATATTCACGAGTTCCAACATTTACAGTAATAGTAGAAGTATCAATATCAGGATTACTTAGAATAAACCTTTGATTATATGAAGTATCGACTGTAAAATTCCTTGTTAGGTAAGAACCTTGATAAACTTTAACATCAGTAAAGGTTGCAACACCATTAATAACATTAGTAGTAATATCTTCGTATGTTGAGAAGGTATATGAAGTGTTTTCGGATGCACCAACACATATTAAACCTGCTTTTAGTACTAATTGTCCTGTAGTAAAGGAAACAGGTACTGAAAATGATACTGTTGCAGTCGCAGCAGTCTTAGAACGAGGTACATATCCAATATTTCTTGCTAAAGAAACAACATTTTCCCTTAAAGTTGCCGAATCTAAGAAAGATTCGTTAACAATCATGTTAGAATTGAATGCCGTTATGTAAGTATTATAGGCAAGTGTATCAATTAATACAGAAAAGTTTGATCCCTCAAAGTCAAAATCCGTAAAAGTTGTATTTGCACGAAGATAATCCTTAATTGAGGACTTTATTTGATCAAAATCTAGGTTTGTAAATTTAGTAAAAGGCATATTATCTTGTTGCTTCTAGAATATAAGAGAATTGTTGTAATGGAGTATCTAATCCAACTATTTGAAAGAACACAGTAACTTCAAATGAGTTCAAATCTGGTCTTGGGTTTACCTCAACTGTATAATTTGTTACTCTTGGCTCAAAATTCTCAATTGCAATCCTTATTTGAGACTCAAGTACAGAGGCAGTACCAATATCAACGAATTCAAATAGGCTTGATTTTACTTCCGAACCAAAATCGGGGTTAAAAAATCGCTCACTTGGTACTGTTTGTACAATATTACGAATAGATCTTCTAATTGCGTCCGAATTTTTAATTGCAGTGATATCCTTAGTAACTGGATGCATGTTAAAAGATAAACTAATATCCTTAAATGCTCTTGATATCCTCTGAACAGCCATTTATATAGACGTTTTTTTATATTTATACCACTATTCGCCTTCTTTTAAGGTCTTTTTTTGAGAAGTAAGGTCATCATGCATAATTTCTTGAATAACTTCCTTTTTTTTCTCTTTAATTAACTTTGGAATGCTAATTTTACTCCAAACGTCTCTCATTGATTGCGAATTTTCCATATTTTTTGGTTATAATGGATTATTTAGTACAAGACATAAAAAAAACGCCTATGAAAGGCGTCTTGGATCAATAGAATTTCGTTTAGGGGTTATTTTTTTCAGTTTTTTTTCCTCAAAGTAGGAATCAATTTTACATTTAAGGAAATACATTACAAATAACCAGATGGAAAGGATTAAAAGGTCTCCAAAAGGTAAAAAACTCATCTTCTTCCTTGTCCTCTATATCTTTTACGTGCTTTATTGCGAGACGTTGCCGAATATTTTGTATGTTTGCCTTGCCCTTGACGAGACTTTTTCGGGATTGCTTCAACAAAGGTAGTCCCTGTCATAGATTTTTTTAAAATTGCCATTTAATTTCCTGTAATAATTTTAGTTTCGAGGTCCATCGGGTCTGGAAGACCTGTTTCATAATATTCTTGAGCTAGATCTTCCATAGCATCAAAGTATTCATCTTCTGTAAGATTCTCAAAGATAAGTTTATCTTTACAGAAGATGTTATAACTTTCCATTAGATTATGCGTGTTTTTTCGTGACCTACACGAATTCGAGGGTCGCACCAGATTTCAAAACCTTCCTCCTTGGCATCTAAACAGAAACTTACATCTTCTCCACACATATCTTGAACCTCACCAGATTCAAATACTTGCATCTTAGGAGCAAACCAAGGATATTCAAGTTTCTCAAATACTCCATTTGCAATTAGAAGCCATCCGAAACCTGTATAATCTACTGTGAAAGGTTTGCGACGCTTGGATATACTTTCGAGGGTTTCGTGATTCATCACACCACCATTGCTACGAAAATCTTCCTCTTCTAACCAATGTGCTACAGAAGTAGTTCTACCATCTTCGGTACAATACCAACCTGCAACAATAGATCTCTTTTTATCTTCATCTACACTACCATCTTCATTCACAGCATCTGCAGGAATTGCCATATCACATAATTGCCAGAACTTATTAGTATCAAAAACAATATCAGAATCTATCCATAATTGATAATCATACTTAAGTTTTCCATCCCAAGGTTTTTGCTTAGGTCCTCTTAGTACATTTGCTCCAAGACACTTGCAACGTGCAAAGTTTACCATAGATGAATAATCTTGAGATATTTGAATACTGCATCCGTTTTGTACAAGGTCAAAGCATAATTGTACAAAGTTTTTTAAGTAAGCATATGACACACCTCTACCTGGTAAGCAAAATACAATTGCCTTACCTCTCATTCTTTCTTTAATAGCATCAATATTCCAATCTTCTTCCTTTTTTCTAGAAGTAGGCGGTTTTGCTTTTACTGTAAATCCTTTAGCCATAATTTGTTGATTCCTTCAAATCAATTATATCAGATTATATAGTAACTGTCAATAAGATGATTCAATATATTGTTCGTTCGGTTCTTGCGATATCTCAGAATAAGTTAATTCTTCCTTATAATAAGAATGGTATAATCTTCCCCATATAACTTTAAACTCCGATTCATCCAAATCTTTGAATAATACTCTATCGTTTAAGTATACATGATAGGTTTTCATTCGTCCTTTTCAGTTAGAAGTATTATATCATCTTCAAGGGCAAAATTCAACTCTGTTCCTTCATACCAACCTTGTTCATTAACCATCCATTCAGGTATAACAGTGTAATATTCGCCACTTACAGGATCGATCTCTATGGAGGTAAAATTTTCTGCGGGATTTTTTTTCATAGCATCAGATTATTTTTTCCTTTTTCAGATTATATAGTATCGAAAAAATTTTTAGAGGTGATTGTTATTTTTATCTCGCTTTCGTAACACTTTATAGCTTAGGGGTTCCTTTCGTTTTTATATACGGGGGGCATAAAAAAACCCCCATAACGGGGGCAACTGGTGATGTCACGAACTAATGAGGTCAGCGAACATCCTGCAAAGCAGAGGCAGTCGTCGTCATGCTGGTCCCTCTGCTACCTGCCGCCCCACCGTGGGTGCGAACTCTGGAAGATCCTCCCTTAATTCTGTCCGCCCATCTGAGTGCTGCAGCACCATGAGCAGTCTTAAGTCGGGTCACTTTAAATTTGATTTCTTTTGAGGGTGTAAAGGTGCTCATAGTTTGACCGTGAAATGGGTTCATAGTTTGAGGGGTGTGCCTTACTCTGTTATTATAAAGGACGGGGTCAGCATATGACCCCTATTGTATGCGGTTTATGATGTGGCACACCATTTTGTATTATTGAAATTAGCATGAGAGAATGTCTCACGAAGGACCAATTTCCAGGAACCAAGGTCAGAGTGCATCACATAACCCTCCGCATCTATGAGGTCATAACCAATGTATGCCTCAGGTCCCCAACGGTGGCGACATTGTGATAGGGCACATTCCTTAATTTCCTTAACCAGTTTCCAGAGTCTGACCAGTTGATAATTTGCAAACTCTTCGGGGATGATTTCGTCACCGTCTCTGATATACGCATTAAGGTCCTGCTTAAGTTGCTTTGCTCCCTTAGCGTCTTCAAATTCGACCAGTCCTGACATGATCCTTGCGAACTTACAGAGGTCACCCAACTCAAAAGAGTCTTCAAAATATTCAAAACTGCCAGAGTGAACACCTGCACCAGGTTGGACAAATTTGCAGCACTCCGTCCCTTCCATCTCTTCCATAAGGGGTCGGGCGATTGCATCACGAAGGTCCGAGTCTGCCAAATATTCTGTATGGGGTGCAACAATGATGTCCTCGTCAACCTGATCAGGGAAGGCATATGTAATTGTGTTCGGGGTGTATTCGTGCTGTCCTCCGAATCCAATAAAGTCACCCTGAATAATTCCGTCATGGTCTGGAAGATTATCAAGGCAAGCATGGAGAATCTCTGCAACGTTCCCGTCATGATTTTGATCAATGTCCGTATGGCACTCATTAATTTTGATTTTCCTTTTATTGAATACTGATTTTGTACCGACAAAGAAATTGCCCGTTGCTGGATTTGTACCCCATACAATAGCGGGTGCTCCGTCGTATTTGACCGACAAATGTTGGGGCATTAAAAAAGCATCCAATACGGTGAGGTCACCTGTAAGGATGCTGTCTTCGGGGTGTTCAATGTGAAGGTTTTTTGTCATCAAAATCGGGAAAAAAGTTTGTTGTGGGTGAGGTAGCAGATGTCTGATTCTATGCTAACCCGTTTGCCGAGTCTAATTAAGAATCTCAGGGATGCCAACCTCGTCTCCCACTCTTTTATAATACCAAATGAAAACCCCCTTTCGGGGGTTTAGTGTTCACTTTAAAAACCTGCACATAGGTTATCAAAGTACGACTGAGGTTGATCCTTTGCAAGCACTCCGTCTAACCACTTATTGATATGACGGGATGTTGTAACTGACCATTTGGTAGAAGTCCTGTAATACCCGTTATCGGTTAATGCTGCTACGGGTGTTTTATAGGAAAATAAAACTGAGGTTCCGTCTGCAAGGTCCAACTGGGTCATGTTGGAAGCGATAGGGCGAAGTTGCATAAGTGCTCCTTTTGTTTACTCTTATATAATGCCATAAAAAAAGCACCCCGTGGGGTGCTGGTGTGCCACTTTGTCAAGTGGTTCAATCTTTAACCATTTTTACCAATTCGGCATGGTAGGGTTTTACTGCCTGAAATCCTTTCATAAAATCTGAGATCAATTCCTGGATCTCAAAATTGTGGATTTGCCAACGGGTTTGAATGTCTGCAATGTACCTTTGAGGTGTGATGAGACGGGCAGTTGAAGGGCGTTTCAAAGTGGTTTTCTTAGCAACGACCTTGCCACTTTTGAAAGTAGTGACAGTAACTTTGGCAACGGGTGTTTTTTTAACTGCTGGTTTTGTTGCCTTTGCAGTTGTTGAAGTCTTACGTGTGCGTCTCTTACGTGGGGTTGTTGCCTTTGTAGGATTTGCAGCAGTTGACTTAACAGGCATAGGATTCAGATCCGATGTTTACTTTTATAATATAGCAATAAAAAACCCCCTTTGGGGGGTTTAGTGTGCAGTTTGTCAACTGTCCTCTTCTATCTCATCCTCTTCTACATCCTGTCCTATTTTAATGGCATCGGATTCACATAATGCCCGATACTCTTCGGCAGTCAGTGTCCTCATACTACGACCTCCGCTTTGACTTGGATTTGCTTAAACATTTCAATACAGTCCAGTGCTTGAGCGTATGTCCTGAAAGAAATGCGACGGGCGAACTGTTCACCAGGAAACCAATAACGTAATGTAGTGTTCATAGGGATCACCAGTCGAAGTCAGAATTTTCAATGTATTTTTCAACATCGAATTTTGTATCTTCTAAGGTTTCGGATAATGCCTCTTCCATTAGTGCGGAGATTGCCTCATCCTCATAGCGTGGGTCAACGAACATAAGAAAAAATGCTTTTGATCTTTTTAATAATACATGAAAAAAACCCCATGTGGGGTTTTAGTGTGCAGTTTATAGAGTGTCATACTCTCTAACCTGACACTCGTGCAAATCATTTAAAGTTGAAATGCAGTTGTTGACCATCCTACGGATGACCTGCCTGGTGGGTGTGCTTGCGTAATCCTCAGTAAAGGGTGCATACTCTTTAATGATCCGATTAACGCAAATTGAAACGTCGCTGCTACCGATCTCTTCGACATCCGTGAACATAAAGTCAACATTGTCTGAAATGATTTCAAAAAGCATGAGTGCTCCGTTTTGTTTACTATTCTAATATAGACCAAAAAAACCCCGTTTAGGGGTTTTAGTGGACACTTTGTTTACTGACACATGTCCTCAAACCTTTTCCGTGCGTTTCTTTCTATTGCGTTACGTGTGCCTTCACTAAAGTCACATAACTCATTCATTTCATCAACGGTTAATTTGTTGTTGACTCTGAATGATTCCCATGCCTCGTCAAAGCAGTTTTCAAGGATCATTTCGTTTTGTAGGGTGCTCATAGTTGGTTCCTTTACTACTCCTTTATAATACCAATAAAAAACCCCCTAATGGGGGTTTTGTGTGCCACTTTGTCAACTGTACTCCCAAAATGCGGGTTCACATATCTTTGAACTTAGTGACTCATATTCATCAATATTTGAGTCATTAATCCAACCCAAATCGTTGAAGTATTGTATCATATCAACTAATGCAGTTTCCTCTGCTTCAGTGATAGTTAGTGTGCGAACAGTTTGTGACATTTAAGAACGAACGTATTGTGGAAGGGTGTTGTTAGAAATTGCTTTCCATTTTCGGGCAAGATGGTTATTAATTTGCCTTGTCATCTTTGCCTGATTAATAACATCTTTAACGACAGTTTTGCCGTTATATGTTACTACCTTGAGAAATTTATCAGGGTTAATAGAATCATCAATCCACGATTTCGTTGGATAATAGTCAACAACTGTTTCTCCATGTTGTAGTCTCATAAGGGTGAAATCTTTGGGACATTCTTAATATAAACGATTTCGGGTACGAATGGGAATATCTTGTGCCACTTTGTCAACTGGATTCAGGCTGGATTTTTTGCCAATAAAAAAGGACAGTTGGTTTACTGTCCATTATGGTATTCACCCATGAGGCATTTACCATACCATATTTCAGAGTGACCGTACTCTTCGGATAAATCGAGGCAAAGTCCCCAACATTCGTCAAGAGTTTTGAAAACTGTGTTTTCATGTGGTGCGGATGCACAGACTACAGCGTAAGGGAACGCTGGATTGAAAGTAGTATTAGGATTGAACATATTATTATAATGCCATAAAATGGGGCAAAAATCAAGCGATCTTGTGCCACTTTGTCAACTGATTTCCAGCTGGATTTTTTCCATTAAAAAACCCCCACGAATGGGGGGTATAGATTTAACTGACGATTTTCTCCCAAAGGGCATCGTATTCGGGTGTCTCTGATACGGGATACTCTAGGGCAGCAACCTCAGAGAATAACTCCGTGAGAATTTCCAACTCTTCAGAATTGAATGTGAGTGTCTTATCCATGTTGGGTTGCTTTCATTTCGTTGAACATGCTTTGAATTTCGCAGTAATCTGCGTCCTCCCATCTCACCCCGTCGTTGGTTTCGTAGAATCCACAATCATTTTGAATCACGTTCATGAATTCCTGATAACCGCAACATTCAAGGGCAAGGTCATAAAGTGAACGCTCATTCTGAATCCAGAGTGCCACATTCCAAGTTTCGTAATCCTTCCAACCGTTCATACGATCTCCTTTTTTGGTTTACTCTTATAATATAAACGATCAGACCCACGAATGGGAAAAATGTGTGCCAGTTTGTAGATTGGATTCAGGCTGAAAAAAATCCAGCTGAGGGTGTACGAACCCCCAACTGGACTATGAATTGTTTATACTTAGGCAACTAATTGCATTTGTTTCTCATAGTATTCATCAACATCTTTGATCTTAAGTGATACTAATTGAGATACAATTTCAAATAGTTTGTTGTAATTAACTCCTTCCCAATCATCCCACTCACTAACATAACCTTCACAATCTTTATCATATCCACCTTCAATTAACGAGGGTGAATACATTAGATTGTTATCATCATCGAAGTAGAATGTCATTCCAAAGTAATCAGAATCAACTGTGTTAATCATAGAGAATTTGTAACAACAATCGTATTATAATCCATTTGAGTACGAATACAACGAATCGTGTGCCAGAATCTCAACTGGACACACGATCTAAATTTATTTGAATATTTTTTGATATAATAGTCTGTAAGCAATAGTTTGTATTAACTATTAACTATAATTGCATATAATAACTTGTAGTTATTATGCGTAATGTACATATGCTAGATGTGCATAATCTGTACTATCTCTGTTGTAATCTTCATCGAGATCATATGTATTCTCGTATGAATACATGTATTTCTCGTCCATATAATCATGCGATGATATCTCGTATTCCCATACGTTAGTGGCATCGTAGTCGAACATGGCTCGTATTAGATTGTTATGTGTATTGTAACATATATCTCGTAGTGTGTCAAGCTCGTACCATTGTACTTGTACTTGTATTACGAGATCCTAATATGTATATATGTACTACGAGATTTGTATGTAACAAAATGTGTACATCTCGTAATGTATATGTGTATACACAATCTCGTACATAATCTCGTAATGTGTATATGTGTATTATGTTATGTGTATATCTCGTAGTGTATATGTGTTACGATATAATCTCGTAGTGCATAATCTCGTAGCGTTTTATGTGTGGATCTCGTAGAAAATCTCGCCTTAGACTTGACAAACTGCGATCCTCATGGTACGCTCGCTAAACTCACAAGAGATAGGAAGGTTTATAAGAACATAAAATATCTTTCTTTTACCCTATTATTATACCATATTACATAAGATTATGCAAGGTTTACAATGTACTTGTACTTGTGTTATAATAAACAAAACTCATTATTTAGGAATGTTTCTAAAACCTATGCTGAATGTACTTGTACTTATAGATATAACATAAGTACATCCAATAAGTACAATACTGATAAGCAATAGGTTCATCGGTAGAGACATCAATAATGTACTTTGTTATGTGTATTGATAGTATAATACTATGAGGCAGTATAAGATCCTCAGTGAAATTGATGATTTGGAAGATTTTAGTAAGTATTCTATTGATACTGACGGTAATCTTTGGTCATTGAAATATAAACAACCTAAACTTAGGAAACCTGTATGGTCTGGTAAGGATGAATCAGCATACCTTACTTGTAAACTGAGAGATGATAATGGTAAAGCAAAAACTCTTTATATTCATAAGTTAGTTGCCCTTGCATTTCTCCCATGCGATGATCCCTCCCGACGGGTATCACATAAGGATGGGGATCGCTCAAATAACACCTTAGAGAATCTCCATTGGCAAGCAAATAAACCTGATAAGAAAGTTGCCATGAACTTCGTATTACAGGAAGAACTGGTAGATAGAATCTTACAAGTTCATATTGCTGCTCAAAAGAAAGGACTCAAGGTTAGTGATTCTTATTCATTTACTACACAAATGGTTGAAAATGCGATTGAAGATTATATTAAACAGTACGGTTTAAGAAAGGTTATGCCTGAGTTATAGCATCCCTTTAAAGAATTATATACAGTCTTCCCAACAACCCATACAAAGGTATGTATAAGTTCTTATATTTTGGGGCGGTGCGTCACTCGTCAAAAAATCGCTGTCACCCTCGGTCTCTGAGATATGAGAGATATAGGAAGAAGAGATAAATTAGAGATTATAGAAGTATAGGATTAATAGAAAGATAATTATGATCTCTGATATTACATAGGTCTCACTCAT